GCAAACCGCGAGCACCAAGACTAATCATACGCGGCTTACCATTCTGAATAAACCAATAACCATTACACCAATTAGGATATGTAGACGTGCCTTGCAGATACTCCGTCTGAGGAATATTAAAGAAGCCGCCCAACTCTCCCACAATAAACTGACCACTCGGATCCCAACCCATAGCACAATGATGCGTATGGGCAGTCAAGACATGACACTTCTTAACTTCAGCAATAGCAATAGGATTATTCAGAGGATTCCTAGAATACGAGTCGGGATGAGCGATAAAGTATCGCTGACGATTACTCGTAATATAACAATGGTCAAGATTACTAAACTTCAACTTACAACCATGACGAGGTACATCCTTGAAAACCTCAGTCATAGACTCTACAAACGTCTCACGATACTCTGCCGCCTTAGTATAACGATAATCGTGATTGCCCCGCAGGAATACGATATTCTTAAAATTAGAGCACAGGATCTCCATGAGGGCCTGCGCCTCACTCAACTCCTTCTCAATGCCAGCACTCTTCTGCTTAGGATAATATTGGCTCAACGAGTCACCATTCAAAAAATCACCAGCAATAAGTAGATTGGTAAACGCTGTAGCATGATCTAGAAACTCGTTAACCAACTTAGCATCATACAGCGGTACGTGCCAATCCGCGGTCACAGCCCAATCACCCTTCAACTCAAACGGCTTGTCAAGGCCAAAATCAAACCTACTCGTATCCGTCTTATCAACCCTCATCATAGAACTTCTCCATTCATTATCATTACAAGCAAGTGTAGTCCATCCTCTAAGCGACGATGAACCTGACGCTTACTAATTTTATATTCTTTTGCGTGTTCTTGAATCGGCGTACCTAAAACGAATACACCAATAACAGTGGTATAAAGATTAACACTATACCCTTGCAACTTTCTAACCGCAGCATCTAACTCTACTTTTGTAATACGAAGATCCTCATCGCCAGACTCCATTACAGCCTTGTCGATAAGTGTATAGTTTCTAAGCAACGCTTCTATGGCGTGTGGCTCGTAGTCCATCATTATCCTCGTATTCTAACAATAACTCGTACGACACAGAATTTAAGTGTCGTAGTCGTTTAGTAAAGCGTACCCAATCTTTCATGCGATTGAATACACACGCACTAACATATTTGGGATCTGCATCAGGAGGACACAACCATACTGCGATCATGCCCTCCTGATACAAATCATCATATTCTGCTGCTTTGCGAAACTTGTAGGCAGCACCAGCAATTAAGTTTTCGTATTCCCTGATGCGCTTTTCATCAGGGCTTAGCATTAGAAGGGAAAGTTGTCGCCAGACTCGCCAGCAACAGCCGCCTCCTTATCAGCGGCCTTCTTCTTGGGTTGCGCCGAAACACTACCCGTCAAGTTGTAGATAACCGTAGCGGAAAGATTGTTGTAAGTAACAGCCTCGCCCGCCTTGTTCTGGCCCGGAGAGGACGTAAACTTACCATCCGCAACAATGAAGTCGCCCTTGTTGAGGGGAACATCATTATTCTCAGGCCAGACAGTAATGTTTACCATCTTGTTGTTTCCAATGGCGCGAACAGCAACGTCACGCACATCCTTGCCAGCAGCCGACCGCTCACGAGGATCGAACTGAATAATGCCAGCAACCGTAATGTAATCACTCATTTGTATTCTCCTTGGTATACTCGTCCCACAGTTTGAGGAACATCTTATATGGTACTACTGCGAATCGTCGTCCCGTCTTCGCCTCTCTTAGAAAGAGTGCCCAATCCTTACCTCTGGCATTATGCTCTGCTTGCTTAAGGTCGGCATCTTTAAGCGATAGGCGCTTCTGGAACTTGCACTCTGGAGCGAACTCCACAGGCAAATCTACTACATCAGGAACATCAAACCCTCGTGGCCCTGTTCTTTTTCCTCCAAGGTCACGAGCGACTTCACGCTCCCAATCCTTCCACTGCTTACTCCGATTCGGAGGCAGGCTCATCCTGCTCATCCCCCGGATCAGAATCCGTCTCAAACGGAAGAATCTCCGCATCCTCATTAATATCCAACTCGTCCTCCCAACGCTTGATCGGAATATTATTAAGAGAAGCCTTAATCACGTTGGTTACATCTCCCGCAGCGATCAGCGTCATAGCGTCCTCATTATCAGTAAAGATATAAAAAGGACCATCAATGACGGCACGAACAGTAAGAAACTCCAGAACACCAGCAACACGCTCACCAATGAGCATACCGTCACCCTCGCACTCTGCGAGCATCTTCTCCATAGGACTCAACTCTTGCTCACTCATACTACACCTCCTTTCAGAAAACCTGACTATTTTGGACTAGAGCAACACCAGTCTCGGTGTCACGAATCTCAATGTGTGTAACCTCACCAGCCTGCCTACGACGAGACTTGAAGTGTACAAGGCCAAACCTTCCGGGTGCCTCTGCACGAGCCTCCAAGCCGCAATCGACAGCAGCACCAATGTCAGACGAGCCGCGAGTCTTAGTATAAGAAGAGTTAGAATCACTCTTGTTGGTGTGATGCAACACGATTACTGCTGCACCCGTCTCGTTGGTAAGCACATTGATAGAATCATTAAACAACTTAGCCATAGCACCAGCACTATTCTCGTCTTGAGTGTGCAAGCGGGTAAGGCTATCTAGTACGATTAGTTGAGGCTGATACGTGATCGCCTCATCCAAGAACCTATCGAATCTACGATCAAGGCGTACACCTTGACGATGCAGATAACGAATATTATCATAATTCTTGAGGCCAAGTTGGCGGAGGCGATGATATACAACGTCATGCGGATTCTCCTCATCAACGTATAGGACTCGTCCATGATGATTCATATTCCACTTGATCCAAGTATCATCACCATTTGCCATTGCTACTGCGAGGCTGAGACTAATCCAAGACTTACCCACATTTGGCTCGCCAACGAGTAGAGTTGTGTCTCCACGAGCGATAACACCATCTACCAGCCACTCGTACTCTGGCGGAGGCGCAGACAAGTTGAGTGCATCATAAGAGTAAGTGCCACTACCAGCCTCATTCATAATAGTCTTGAACGTATCAAGAGTGTAGGAATCAAAGAACTCTACAATATCTTTTACATCATCTGGCAAAGTGATACGCTTAGCCTTCGTGCCCAACTTGCCGCGAATAGTAGTCCACGCCTTATCAATCTTAGACGCAGTATTATAATCTGCATCATTATCTAGTACAACATATACAGTCTCATACTTGCGTAGAATATCAGCGTCAGCATCTCCAAGTAGGTAAGCGCCGGGAATACCATAAGTATTCTTAACGCCTTCCTGCCAGAGGCGCATTGTGTCCGTCTCTCCCTCTACGAGGAAACAATTCTTCCACTCGTCAAGAGGACCATGAAACATACCAAGACGTACACCCTTGACGCTAGTGAAGCGGCGATCACCGGGACCAATGTAACGCTTCTTGTCACCATTCGGAAAAGGAAACACAACCCACTCATAGTCATCATCCGAACGAATGCCGAATGCTTCTAGAGTTTCCTCTGTGATACCCTTGTTATACGCAAACCAATTCTTTTGTGCTTCCGTTAGCATATTCTACTCCCAGACTCGGACGAAACAAATAACACTCTTGACGTTACGATCACGCACCATGACAGCACCACCGTCACTATCATTACCGTGACTCGTGTTGCCTTCGATAGCCTTGAAATCCCCGTGCCTATTGGGGGCAACGCTGACGATACCAACATGATCGGAGATACCATCACCCTTCCAATCAAAGAGGACAATATCACCAGCCTTTACCTTATCCTTGGGGACAACTGTCAGTCCGTAGCGTTGAGCGCGAGCATCATTGACCATGAACGGACAATAGGCCCAGCGAACTCCCGGCTTGAAATGCTTAGCACCAACATTATTAAAACAGTACGTGACAAACATCAGGCACCACGGACCAATGATACCATACCAATTAGAGAACATGGTACGATTGCTGTCCGGCGGACTCTCCTTAGTGCCGATGAACGAGCGGGCCACAACAAGAGCAGCCTCACCAAGATTCTTAGGCTTACGATTCTTAGCCCGCTGCTGCATCAAAAGCGTAGGCTTCTTAGTACCAGCAAGATACGCAGAAAGATCCGTACCATACGTCGGACGAATATTCTTCTCCGCATACCCTAGCATCCACTTAGCCTGCGTACACGCTCGCGCAGTCTGCTCCCCGAATACACCATCAATCTTACCACTCCAAGCACCAAACTCTCGGAGCCTTCGCTGTGCATCCTTAACATCTTGCCCCTTCATCGGAGGACTAGTCAAACTCAAAACTCTCATACCATACTCCTATAATGATTCTTTGCTCGCTCCTCTTCAATGAAGATGAGCCTGTCAATGTACCACTTAGCCTTCTTTAGATCCTGAATACCTCCCTTGTAACGATACCTACTCACGTACTTTACCACATTGCCCTGATGATAGTCAAGCCCCATACCTTCGATGGCTGTAATAACTTCCATATCGCCTTGTGTATAATGCTTAGGACTATTCACAGGATCATCAATCGCCACTGTATTCCTCCTTCTCCGCCCAATTTGTACGACTGATTTCGCAGTCTGTTCCTATCTTAACGAATTCTTCGACAGTTTTATTCCCCATAAGGGGCGGAATAACCTTTACTAGTGTAACAATTTCGTTAAGGCTAGCATCAATGATGATTTCGTCATGCACAATATTTACTATATGTGAACGAAATTCGACAGCATTGAGATAATGATTTACATTTACTACTGCTTCCCTCATTAGATCAGCAGCAGACCCTTGAATGAGCGCATTGAGTGCCTTATGAGACTCTTGTACGTGCAATCTGCGACCATATAGACTAGTAATATACCCGCGCTTTAGACTATTAGCAATAGCATCATTTAGCATTTTGATGCCGGGTCGTGTATGATGATACACGGTGAGTAGCCTACGCGCTTCCTTGTAGGGTACGTTCAATTGTCGCATGATAGTAGGAGTACCACCACCATAAATAATACTAAAGTTTAGTGTCTTGCCTACTTGTCGCTCTTCATCTGTGACATCCTCTTTGCCGTACAATCCTTGAGCGGTAATACGATGCGGGTCTGAGCCGTTATTAATCTCATTTGCAAGCGTACTGTCTCCGATTGCTTTGGCGAGATAGTAGGCGAGTAGACGGACCTCAATGGCCTTATAATCAAAGAATAGGAACGCATCAAGTTTGGGTACAAATGCACGTTTCACGTCCTTCTGACTTCTTGGAATGTTTTGTACGTTCATGTGTCTATCATCCTTTGTGCGGCCCACTTTGCCAACACTTCGTACGTTGTTATCGCTGCTTCAAAACTGCCTGCAAAAACAGGCCACGGACGATCCAATAGAATACCAGAGGGATGGTCCAGCATAGTAACAATATAGAGGTCAAAATCGTAGAATTGTTGTTCTTCCCACCAATCATACGGATCCATTATACCTCTCTTCAAGAAGGTCAGCATACTGACGCGCAACCTTGGAGACATTCTCTTGAATCTCACCATTGTATACTCGTTGTGCTGTACCCTCGTGAATGTACTGCTTATACAAGAGCCTATCAATATGATATGGCTTTGTATGTAGCATCGTCCTGACCATCAACTCGTAATCATCCGCTACTCGCATGGTGGGATTATGCCCACCAATGTCACGGTACGTCTCTGCTCGCCAAGCACGAACATGATTGGGTGCACTAACAATGTGACTCATCGTCGTAAAGTTCAGCGCGGGTGCCCGCATAACCCAAACATCATACTCATCATCATAATACTCAGAGCCATAGCCGAATGCCCAACCCTTAGGATACTTACAAGACTGACCATACTGATTAATCTCACACCAATTAGAATAAACAAAACCAACCTCAGGATCCTGAAATGCTTCAGCGATAGCCTCTAGTGCGTCAGGAGTAAGTTCATCATCATGGTCCAACTCTACAAGAATATCACCATTCGCCATAGAAAAGCCACTCAACTTAACCATGCCAATAATGCCAATATTCTTCGGAGAACGATGCAATTGAATCTTGTAACGTTCATCACTACAAAAACCGTAGACTTGATTAAACACATTATCATTGGTTGAGTCGTCCCATACAACCCACTCCCAATCAGTATATGTCTGCTTTTTAAGACTATTCCACGTTCGTGCAAGAATGTCGGAATTTGTCTCGTATGTAGGGGTAATAACACTAATCATGCTTCTGCCGCTCCACTGCTCATGCGGCCCGTACGAGTACCATGCTGACGGAAGTTAGGATGTAGAATACCATCCTGCGCCTCCTCATGCAGAGCATCAAAGTACGTGGCCTTGATTTTATTACACTCTCTCAACTCTAGGATCAGTCCCGCGAGTTCGTCGTCCACTTGCTTGAGCGAGTCTTTGGAGGTAGAGGATACCACGAGTCCTCTTTCATTGAGTGCGTGTAGAACCTGTTGGTGTGATTGCGGGTTGAATTCCTCACCAGCAAGTTCCCCAATACGACGCTTAAGTTTGAAAATCCGATCACCATACTCCTTTCGTTGATTAATAACATAATTACGATCTACTTGCATACCGTGCTTTTCAACACTAAGCAATACTAGCGTCAACTGCTTTTCCAATTCGTACAAAGGATACAAATCTTGAGGCAATTGAGCATCTAGAAACTTATACAAACGCAGCGTAAACTCTGCGTCTTTGATGGCATACGGAGCGAGAATGTCGTGTGGAATAGGCTCATAACCGTCCTCTTTCTTTAGTTTGGCTTTGCGGCGGTATGCCTTCAGCACTTCATCCTCGTCCGTTTCCTCATTAAGATATGTACGGGCTAGATACTTTAGACCAGTGGACTGATGCTCATCAATAAGATGCGCAATGGCTTGCGTGTCCTCAAACTTGTTTGCGAACAGGCTGATAGGAAACCCTAGCCGACACAACTTTTGAATGTCAAACTTGGCATTGTGCATGATGATCTTATCAGCATTCTCAAGGAGACGCATAACATTCTTTAGATCATTAACCCATTGCAAGCCACTAGTATTACGCTTATCGTAAACATGAGAACCTTCTCGTGTCGCAATACTAACCATGAAGGCATCATCATGCCAACCTACGCCTGTAGTCTCAGTATCAATAGCCACTAGTTGCATTAAAACTCCGGATCAATTCCCGTACTGCCAAAACCATTTGCACCGCGCTCAGCGCCCCACACCTTGCCGGGATTAAAATAATAATCCAGCAGAGGCACAATCATAATCTGTGCAATGCGCATACCATTACCAACATGATAAGCCGTATCACCTAGATTACCAAGAATAACTTTGATGTTCCCAGAGTAGCCAGAGTCGATGATGCCGGGAGCATTAAGAACAAAAATGCCCTTGTCTGCTGCGAGACCACTACGACTACAAACGAGGCCAACATGACCCATAGGGATCTGAATACGAATACCTGTATCTACAATAGCATGACCCTTAGCAGGAACAACTACCTTTTCATTGGCATGAAGATCATACGCACCATCCTGTAGATACTTACGATATGGCATATTCAGTACGTCACCATCATTCTCATAATTAATTTCTAGCATCAGCGCGTCCTAGAATCCTCTACACAATCAGGACAAGTACACTTAATACGAGGATTAATATCATTATAAGGCAAGCGATCAAACTGACCAATAAACTTGTTATCGAAACCATAATCATACCCTTGCTCACTCATAACGTCCTCAAGAGCGCGCTCCAACTCCTCAAGACGCATACTCATATCCTCAAGAGTATTAACCATATGACGACGCTGCTCAAAAAGCACAGCAATCGTCTCGTGAAAGAACCTACAATCATACAACTGCATTAGATAACGCCCCTTTCGGTAAGAACCTTACGCATATTCTCAACACTAAGATCCTCAGTACCAAGACACTTAATGATGTCCTCGCGCTGAGGCTGCTCATCAGGATCAAGACCAAGATCCCGAATCGTATACTCCATGACCAGATGCTTCAACTGCACATCATCCTTCGATGCCTTGCGCTGAAGATCAACATAGTCACGCTCATCCTCGCTCCACAAGTATAGAGCAATACCAAACTGATGGCAAGCCTTCTTCAGTGCCTCAGCCTGCGCCGTCTTGACAGCACCATCAGGATCAAACTTAATATCAGCACCAATACCATCACGACTAACACGGGCACTCTGCGTAGTCAGGTACGGACCATCACCCTCATCATCATCAACGGTGATAACACCAATATCCTCAAGCATAACCGTGAGCGTACCCTGCACAGTAGCAAGATACTGAGGCTTACCCGTACTAGTCTGAGCCGTAATAGGCTCGCACTTCCACGAGTTAATCTGCCACGCCCAACGCGCACCAAGCACCTCATTCAACCGATTAATGTACCCATCAATGGATACATAATCCTGATTCTTCTGGTTCTTCTTAACCAGACTAGGGTGAAACTTCTCAGTGAGTTCCTTTGGAATCATTACCCCTCCTATACGGGCCAATAGTAGTTATATTCACCAACAACATCAGGATAATACTTAGAGTACCATTCTGGATGCTTAAACACAAGGGCT